CGGAGCCATAGTGGTGGGTGCCACAGGACAAACTGGCGAAATTGCAATTGGACAAAGCACTGCCACCCAAACAGTGAACATTGCCAATGCTGCCACTAGTACTGCTAACACCAAAACAGTAAATATTGGCCAAGGCGGTCTTGCAGGATCTACCACAAACATCAATGTAGGCCCAGTTAGTGCTACCACAGCCGCTGGCCTAGTAACATTTAATTCAGCCACCAGAGTGGCCATTGCCAACACAGGTGCGTCGGCATTGAGCGTGGCTGGCAACATCACCGGCGGTAATGTGCTGTTTGGCACAGGTATTGTAAGTGGAACCGGTAATATCACTGGTGGCAACTTGATTACCAGCGCCGCAATATCAGCGGCTTCAGTCAGTGCCAGTGCCAATATCACTGGTGGTAATTTGATTACCAGCGCCGCAATATCAGCGGCTTCAGTCAGTGCCAGTGCAAACATTGTTGGTGGCAACATCAACTACGGTTCAGGTATAGTGTCAGGAACTGGCAATATCACAGCAGGCACAGCCAATATTTCGGGTGGCAACTTGATTGGCACACTGGTTGGCAACGTTACTGGAACCACAGTGTCGGTCAGCGGTAATGTAATTGCTGGCAATTTAAACGCAGCCGGATTGAGTTTGAGTTCAAACGTGGTAAGTCAAATCACTACCACTGCCAACATCACAGGATCAAACATCATTGCCACAGCCGCAATGAGTGCCGCTTCAGTTAGCGCAAGTGCTAATATCACAGGCGGCAACTTAATAACATCAGCCGCAATATCAGCAGCATCAGTTAGTGCGTCGGGCAACATCACTGGCGGCAATGTGCTGGGCGGAGCCAATGTCAATGCCACATTATTCACAGGCACTACAATTAGTGTAACTGGTAATATTACCGGTGGTAATCTTATTGTATCTGGAATATTAGTTGACAATACTGGCAATCTTGATTTGCAGGCCACTGCAACAAACGCCAATATCAATCTAACACCCGCCGGCACTGGTATTGTTGGTATATCGACTTCACTCAGTGTCACTGGCAACATCACTGGCGGTAATGTGTTGGGTGGCGCCAATGTCAATGCTACCACACATACTGGAACCACTGTAAGCGTCACTGGCAACATCACTGGTGGCAATGTTTTGGGCGGCGCCAATGTCAATGCCACACTGTTCACTGGAACTACAGTCAGTGTAGCAGGTAATGTCACTGGTGGCAATTTGATTACAGCAGCCGCAATAAGTGCTGCGTCAGTTAGTGCATCAGGCACAGTAACTGGTAGTGGATTTGTTGCTACAGGTGCTACTGTAATAACAGCCAACGTGACCAATGCTGGCATGGAGTTGGGATTATTAAACGCAGTCAACACACCATACATTGATTTTCACAGTAGTGGTAATGCCACTGCTGATTATGACACAAGAATTAGTTCTGGTGGCGGTGGAGCCACAGGCACAGGCACATTGAGTTTGACTGGAGCAGTTGTTACTGCAAGTGCAATTTTATCAGCCATTGGCAATATTGTTGGTGGCAATCTAAGTGGCACCAGCATTGTGGGCACACTGACCACAGCCGCACAAAACAACATTACCAGCGTGGGCACATTGAGCAGCCTAGCAGTAACTGCCAACGTCACAGGTGGAAATATACTCACAGGTGGACTAATATCAGCAACTGGTGCAATAACTGGGGCGGCTATTACTGGTAGCAGTTTAACGGTGTCAACTGGCAACATTGCTGGTGGTAACATCAACAACAACAACACCACTGGGGTGGGCAACATTGGTACTTCTACAGTGGCATTCAATACTGTGTTTGCCAAAGCAACATCTGCACAATACGCTGACTTGGCAGAATGGTATGAAGCAGATGCTGAGTATCCTCCGGGCACTGTGTTGATATTTGGCGGCAGCAAAGAAGTCACCCAGGCCATTGGCATTGGTGATGTGCGTGTGGCAGGTGTGGTTTCTACAAATCCGGCACACATCATGAATTCAGGACTTGAAGCCGAACACACAGCAGCCGTGGCATTAACAGGTCGTGTGCCCACAATGGTAGTTGGCGCAGTGCGAAAAGGCGACATGATGGTCACAGCCGGCGGAGGACGAGCACAAGCCTGTGCAGAACCTAGAATGGGTGCAGTAATTGGTAAATCGCTGCAGGATCATCCAGGTGGGCAAGGCATGATTGAAATTGTTGTAGGAAGATTATAATGAGTTACTTGGGAAATTCACCGCAGATTGGTCAGTATCGTAAAATGGACAATTTGACCTTTGACGGCGTACAACAGACATTTGACATCAACATCAGTGGCGTGCCTTTTAATCCTCCCACAGCTTATGCCATGATGGTGAGTTTGAATGGCGTGGTACTAAATCCTGGTGTGAATTTTTCAATATCAGGATCACAAATCAGTTTTGCAACACCGCCTGCGGCATTAACACCGTTCTTTGGACTGTTGTTCGGAGATACACTATATACAGGCACACCCAGCGATGCCACTGTTACCAACAGCAAAATTGCACAGGGTACGATCGATTACGACCGATTCAGTGTCAACACTCAAGCAACGTTGACAGCAAATCAAATCATATTTGGAGTTTAAGAAATGGCAAGAAAAAGAATATACGAGTACGTATTCACACCAGGCACAGCAGGTCTAGGCACTATACAAGTCCAGGATCGTATCAACCTGGAGGACTTCTTGGCCATATACGATACCACAACCAACACATCAATCTACAACTTTGGAGCACCCACACAAGGTGGTACAGTAAGTTGGAGTTCAGGCACCATTGCTGGGTTGCCCACAGCCTATGCAGGTGTTACCACACTGAACTTGGACTTGGACACCAGCAGTCTAAGCGCCAATGACAAATTGGCCATTTATGTGGAATCACGTGAACTCGGCGTACAACCTTGGGAATTTGGCATGGATGCCATTGGACGTGAACGTGTGAGCAATCCAGAGAGTTTGATTGACGCTGACTTTGAATATGGTTTGCAAAATACCAAATGGCAAAACGTCAGCACTATCAACAACATTCCTAGTTTCTACGAAGATGTTGGTGCAGATTTAGTATACAACACCAATGGATATGCCACATTGTTGAGCAGCACCAATTTGCTGACCAGCAATGCTGATACCAGTATCAACACAGCCGATGCTGGAACGCCGCCCTGGATCACCAACGATTATGCATTGATGATCAGCCAAACACAAGGCAACGTCACACCTTTTGTTACCAGTTATCTCACTGCCAATGTCAACAGTTCAGCAGAACGCACATTCACTGTGGCCAGCACAACTGGTGTTACTGCACTAGATAATATCATGCTGATTGGATTGCCTACCTCGGGTGGCACAACCACAGCAGTCAGTGCCATCACCAGCAATGCCACAACCACAGTCAATGTGGCCAGTGCTTCCGGTGCTGGTATTGTGGCTGGCACATACATCATTGTACAAACAGATACTACCAATATATACGAACTCATGGCAGTGACTTCAGTATCAACTAATCAACTCACAGTTGTGCGCCAAAGCAATGGCACCAATTCTTCATCTGCCAATATTGCCACAGGCAAAAACGTTTTTGTTGCCAGCACAATTGAAGTGGCACAAGTGCAAGAAGTTACAGATTCAACCACACTGCAACTGAACCGTGGATGGTATAATATTTCTGCAGCTAATTCTTTTGTGACAGGTTCAGTGTTTCAAAAGTTGAGCAGTAATGTGGAATTGGTCAAAATGACCACTGTCAGCACAGCGGTGAATGGCACACAAACCATTAGTCGCACACAATTCAACACCACAGGATTGACCACTGCAGGTGTTGGGTCACCCTTGATTCGTATGACTGGTATGTTCTACGGTGGATCAAACACCATTCCCACTGTCACAGTCAACGTTACAGACACTCCATTGACTGCCAACGAATACAGCAGCACACAAAACACTTCAGCCACCAATGCTGAAGGTATCAACATTGTGTATTTGGGGGAAACCAATAACTTTGCTTACTACCCACGCAGATCGGTTGCAGTAGCGCCCGGCTATCCGCTGAATCAAACTGACACTTCCATACGTCAAGCATTTCCATATACCGGTGCTGACTTTGACATTGCGTCAATGGCCAGTGATGGCGGCAATCCCAGTATTATCACAGTGACCACGCTGTATGCACATGGTTTGTTTCCAGGATGTCCAATTGTTGTGGACATGACTGGTGGTACCAACACTGAATATGCCGAAGGGTCGTTTATTATCACAGCCATTCCCAGCACCACCACATTCCAATTTACAGCCAGAACAGGTGCTGTGGTCAGTGGTACTTTGACAGCCAATATCAACGTGCGAAGCAATGCTGTGTTCCAATCAAGACCGTTTGATGGCGGTGTGTTAATGGGTCCCGGCACACCCACCCGTGGAGCAAGTGCAACTCGTGTGACCAAAAAATACTTCCGCTACCAATCTGGTAAAGGCATCTTCTTCAGCACTGGAACTGTGTTAGCACCTACCTTGGACGTGGCCAATGTTACATCTAGTGGTACTGTTGTCAACAGCAACATCACAATCACCACTGACATTGAGCACGGTCTCAACGCTGGCGCAACTATTACTCTAAGTGGTGTTACCACATCAGGATACAATGCCACAGGATACATTGTTACAAGTATAACCAGCGACACTGCATTTGTGGTGCAAGCACAAGGCACACTGGGCAGTGCAACTCCTGTGTTGGGGCAACAGCCTAGAATTAATGTCACTGCGTGGCATGGGGCAAGTATTAGAGCTGGGTTGTTTGACGACCAGAACGGCTTGTTCTGGGAAAATGACGGTATCACAGTGAATGCGGTGCAACGTTCAAGCACGTTCCAAACAGCAGGCCTGGTCAGTGTCAGTGTTGGTTCCAACCTTGTGACCGGTGATGGAAACTGTCGTTTCCAAGATCAACTCAACGTGGGCGACGTTGTGGTCATACGTGGTATGACACACAGTGTGGCTTCAATCACCAACAACAATCGTATGACAGTGGTACCCACATTCCGTGGGGTGACGAATCAAGTTCGTGTGAAAATGGCCTTGCGCAACGAAATTCGTGTGCGTCAAGCAAACTTCAACATTGATCCACTCAACGGCACCGGCGCATCTGGATTCACACTTGATGCCAGCAAAATGCAGATGTATGCATTGGAATATTCCTGGTACGGTGCTGGTACAGTTATTTGGATGTTGCGTGGACAAGATGGGCGTTTCAATCATGCACACCGTCGTCCCAACAACAATTTGAACAATGAAGCATACATGCGTTCAGGTAATTTGCCTGCACGTTATGAAGCTATAAATGAAACTCCTACGAGTTCACTGAATGGCGCAATTACCAATAGTCAAACCACAATTACTCTGGTTGATGCCACAGACTACCCACCAGCGTCGGTAACATATCCTGCGTATGTGATGATTGACAGTGAAGTCATAAAGTATTCAGGTAAAAATGGCAACGACTTGACTGGTTGTACACGTGCCGCAACATTTACACAATGGGCCGAAGGACAAAGCCGCAGTTATACCAGTTCAGCAGCCACAACACATGCTGACAATGCAGGTGTTATATTGATCAGTAACACTTGTGTGCCCTTGGTAAGTCACTGGGGTAGTGCAGTTATCATGGACGGCAATTTCAACGGTGACGAGGGCTTTGCATTTACATACAACAGAAGCAACTATGGTTTGCCAGCTACAGTTGGTGCCAGCCAAACAGCGTTTTTGATGCGATTGGCTCCTAGTGTGTCAAACGGTGTTATTGGTGACTTGGGAGTGCGTGATCTTATCAATCGTGCTCAGTTGACACTGCAAACACTCACAGTCAACGTCAGTGCAGGACGATACTTGGTGACAGGTATTTTGAACCCCAACAACATTGACTCAGCCAATACCACCTGGTCAGGACTGAACAATGCGGGTGGTGGCTTCCAGCCCAGTTTCTCACAGTTTGCTGTGGCTCCGCGTTATTCAAACGAAACCACAGGTGGCGTCCAAGCTGCTCCACTAAACACCACAGGTGGTTTTGCACGGTCAGGTGTTATGACTTCGGGCAGTTCTGTTAGAACGTATTCTGGATTGAGCCTAACCAATGTGTCAAGTTCAGGTTCAGGTGCCAACGTCACTGTAACATTGCAAGCATTGAAAACTGTTTACAGTGATACCACAACTGCTATTACCATTCAAAATCCTGGCACAGGTTATGCTGTGGGCGACACTGTGAAGATTCTTGGAAATGTATTAGGTGGAAGCACCACTGCAAATGATTTGTTCTTGACAGTGGCTGCGGTATCAGCCGATATCACCGGAGGCGAAAGATTGTTTGCTATCCCAATTCAGTCCACAGGTGTTAATAATTTGGACTTGACACAGATCAAACAGATTGGACAAAGTTCAATTCCTGGAACAGGCACCTATCCCAATGGACCAGAAGTATTGGCTGTAGTGATCACTGCATTGAGCACACAATCAGCACCAGTGGGCGAAATTCAGTTGAGTTTCCAGGAAAGCCAGGCCTAAGAACTCAAAGCAAGATATCTCTCTACAGTGTCTATCTTGCTTTGCACAGCTTCAATATTCACAGTTGACCATAAGCCAGGGTGCATGGGTCTAGGCCATTGACCACGATCAATCCAGGCGTAGCCCAGGTGTTCATCATTTAACACTGGCACAAATTCGTCAGCAACAACACACACCCAGGTGTTGTATTCAAACTGGCTGTCCGATGACGTAAATTTTTCTAGTGGAACCAAGCGTTGATATTCAGGCATTGAGCCTAGTTCTTCGATGCACTCACGTTCCATGGCACCCAGCAGTGTTTCTCCAGATTCTACCTTGCCACCAGGCAGTCCCCATGATCCAGGATGGCGTGTGTCGTTGCGCAAGAGATATAGATAACGTCCAGTGGCACTGCTACGAAACCAAACGCCAACGGCTTTCACAGTACGATCCTCCAGGTGCCTCCAACGTATACACCTTGATAACTTTTGATCCATGCATCGCCAGCCCAACGATACTGTATGCCTGTGGTGATATTTGTAACATATTGTGTGCTGTTGGTTTCAGTGGCAGCACGAAACACCACATGCCAGTAGTTGTTGCTATATTCAATAATGTCATTGGCCTGTGCCACAAGTCCACGACCGTTCGCACCTACCCATGCTTGAGCAGGGTCAGTATTGTTGACTGATCCTGTGTCTTCGGTCAACAAATATCGTTGCCCTTCCAAGGCAGAATCTAAACCGTCGCCAGGACCTGATGTCAGTGGATTGATAACAGCATCAATAGGATCTAGTGTATTTTGCGGGGTAGTATCAATGTCAACATTATACAGCATGAATCTGTCATCGTTAGGGTCAAGTGCAATGGTGCCAATTACTTCAGTGCCGTCAGGTTGTTCCAAACATATTTGACTCACACCAGGTCGAAGTGTGCCATACAGGTCTACCACAGTCGGCCACAACAAGTTGGAGTCTGGAATAATTATTGTGGGATCTAGTTCTGCGTTGTTGGGTTCTTCAACCACAGATCTTTGTTGCAAACATTGTATTTTGTTGTTAACCAGGACCACGGCCCAGTTGTAAGGTGTGATAACTTGTCTGGTGCCCAGTAATAAATCACTGTCGGTGACTGCATTGTGTAAATCGCCTTGTGCATCATACATTGACGCAATCACACGTTCTATCACACCCAGTTTCTTGACCTTGGCTGGACTCGACAACCAAATTGGCATGCTAAAAGTCAATGTGGCAACGTCAATAGGATTTTCTGTGCCAATAGGAATAGTTCTGCTGGTCCATGCAGTTCTATCCAGATACATCACACTCAGGCTGGTCCAGTCAATGTAGTTGTCAGTGCTTTGAATTTCTAAACTGGGATTGAACAGTGTAAGGATCTGCTCTAGCAACTGCAACTTTTGATTGGTATTTGATGTCCAGATATCCAATTGTATTGTGAGCTTGAATGGCACAGGCATCAAGCGTTCCACTGTGAATGCACTGCCTTGTGTGGTTTCGTAGGTTTCTGTTGCTGAATCATAAGTGCGTTGACGCACATTGATCTTGCTCACAAAGTAAGGCTCTTGCATGCGACTTTGTTCATAGTCCAAACCAGTGATATAAAATGTCATTAGTGGTGTTGAAGGCAAACTGTTGCGTGAGTTTTCTTGTATGATGGTTTGCGCATTGCGACTAGCATCACCATAGCGCACAGGCACACGCAACAGCGTGGCAGCGTTTACTCCGTCGTTTTCATTGGCATACTCTACTTGAAAGCCTGAAAAGATTCTTGTGAACTGCAACAAGAATCTGCGTATTTGTTCATCGTAAAAAAATTGCTGAATTTTAATTCTCCTGGTTAGGTGCCAGGCGGTAAGAACCCACCTTGGTCACCGTTGTCTGCACGTGGTTTAAGTATCTCGCTCAGGCTCTGACGACTTGGAATGTTGCCCAAGTCTTTGGTGTTTACTGTGGCTGTGTTATTTACGAAGCCACTGCGCAGTGTTTTATTTGTTGGACCGTTGTTGAGATCTGTTCTTACTTTTTCGTCAACTTTGACCCATCGCAATCCGTCATATCGAAACAAGCGATTGGGTTTGTAGTCTAATCGCAGTATATACGCCCCCACCACAGGATTAGGCGGAAAGTTCACTGCAGATGTGACCGGAAGTCCGTTGGGCGCAACACCACCACCAGTAAGATAACCAGCTGCGTAGCCTTCGCTGGTTGGCGTGGTATTCATGCCACCTTGTGTGCCATCCACTGTGACATTGCCATCAGTGCTGAGACTTGTGGGATTGCCTGGTTCTCCTGTTGGCGTAGTAGACTCAAGATAGAACACAGTATTATCATACCCTGACAACGGAACTTCTGCATCTGCTTGAGCCAAGATAGCATCATTGATTTCGTAGTCTTTGTTACGGGTTCCCTGTATGTCGCTGATAGTGGCAGGATCATATGATGCCCAAAAATCTGTATTGGTGATGTCTGTGCCAGCAGGCACATTGCCTTGTGCTTGGTAATAAGTGTTGCCGTAATTGACAATGGTATTTGAAGGATAAAAATTACCTGGATCCCAGATGTTTTCTTGCACAAGGGGCTTGTTGGTAATGGTGTTGAACTCTTGCTGGTCCTTCATTGGTGTGCATTTCACACGCCACAAGTGGGGCAACCAAGTTACTGAAAATCCTTCACTGGCGAAGTCTGCGTCTTGTATCACATAGTATCTGGGCAAGGCTCGGGGGATATTTTGATTCAGCGGATGGTAATCTTTCAAGTTGGGGATCTCAATAACATCACCGTTCATGAGTTTGCGACCAAATGTGTCAATCATGGTGTTGTAATGAAACGTCATGAATATGGTGTCGTTGTTGAGGAACAGGCCAAACTGTGTTAGGTCAAAGTCCACATCTTGTGTGTTGTAAACACCGCGCATGATATACACATCAGGATCATAAATTCTATCACGGTTCTCTAACAACAGCAAGTCCTGAATGTTCAGCACATCCACTGTTTCGTATGTGGGCTGAGTGGCATCAAAATTTCCACTTAGTGCTGAGTCATCGCCACCCGATTGTGGACCCATGTATTTGTGAATGTAGATATCCAATCCGCCCACAGTGTACATTTCACGTATGGTGCGGTCCAAAAATTGATAGTCTCTGGTGCGGTTGGGGCGGTATAGGGATAAGCGTGGCATGTTATATTTATAGCACTTTGGGTTTACATTTGCTGGGGTTGACCAATAATTGCCAAAATGCTATAATATGGACTTAACAACAAAGGAGCCAACAATGAGTGATTTAGTTACAGATTTGCACAGTGAGATGATTAACAGTGTAGCACCAAATTACAATATCAATTATGAAGCAGAGGCTCTTGCTAGTTTTGAAGCCTCAGGCGATGACTTGATGGAAGCACTTGAGACTCGGGCTACAGACTTTATTGCAGAGACAACTGGGGCAGATGTGCGTGAGGACTTGGGTGGGCTCACTGTATTTTTCCGTGGTAATACTTTGGTTGCATTTTATGATTACGAGCAATTTAAAGGGCATGTGTTCTAAAACCCTGAGCCCGCAAGGGCTTTGGGTTGACCAATAATTGCCATTCTGCTATAATTACATATAATTTAAGGAGCCCACATGAACGCAACACGAGCCGCTGTCCGGCCAATGAACCCTCGCAGTCCTGATACCAAATACACAGGACTAGAACCCACATGGCGTGTGCAACCCACAGACGATCGCACCAGCCAACTCAGTGCTGCCTTTTCGTGGTATAACTATTTTTATGGCAAGAAAGATGCTCGCGAAATGCTGGTAGCATACTTGGAGCATCATGGACGCAAAGCAGATGTCCGTGCCCTCAAAGGAGTGCCAGATTCAGCAGTTCGTTTGACCACGGCATGGTTGTGCCGCATGAGCATGGTGGGACTGGAACTCACAGACACTGAGCAAGTGAGACTAGAAGGTTACATACAAGAAATTCTAAAAGCCCGCGAACCCGAAGTAGCAGTGGTAGAAGCCGTACCTGTGGTGGTCAAGCCCAACATTCAAGATCGCCTGCGTGAAAAGGTATCAGAATGTGCTGGCGAATTGGACGGCATGTTTGATGAGTTTGTTGTAAACGGCGCCAAGATGAGTGCAGACTACAAGCCTATCACAGTTATACGTGGCTTAAATGTAGCACCGCAAATGATTTCGGACATTGCCAACTTGTGGAAACACAAACTTGCAGAATTTGAAACTGTGATCGAGGGCAAGGACGCACAATTGGTTGAGGGCTATAGCCACCTAAGCAAGATTCAAATGCGCAATCTTGTGAAGTTTTGTGAAGCGGTCATAAATGACTGTGGTGCGTATGTGCAGATCAAGAAAGTAGAACGCAAGCCACGCAAGGTCAAGTCAGTGCCACCTGAGAAACGTGCCGCAAAATTCAAAGTGCTCATGGACTTTGCCGAGCTCAAGCTCAAAGGGCTTCCTGCCGCAAGTCTTGTGGACAAGGCCGAAGCCTGGTTGTATGACACCAAAAAGCGCAAGTTGATACACCTTGTGGCTGACAGCCACACACAGGCATTCACTGTGAAAAGCAACAGCATCATTGGTTTCAGCACCATTGAGACCATGCAGAAAACTGTGCGCAAGCCAGCAGATGTTGTGAAAGCAGTGCAAGCCGCAGGCAAGCCAGCGGCACGTAAGATCTACAAGGACTTGACTACTACAGAAACCCCGTTTAACGGGCGCGGCACAGAGAATTTGATGGTGCTCAAGGCCTGGTAAGTAATGAATGCCACAAGATACCAGATATGTATTAGACAAGGTTGAATTTTACATCACGAATGTTTGCAATTTAAATTGTGATCAGTGCAATCGATTCAATGATTATAAATTTGCCGGCTGGCAACGATGGAGCGACTACGAAGCAGTTCACCGTCGGTGGGCTGACCTCATTGACATCAAGCAAATAGTAATCCTTGGCGGTGAACCCTTGTTGAATCCTTCTATAAATGAATGGATTAGAGGACTGTCAGACACATGGAAAAGACCAGTGCAAGTGTTAACCAACGGCACACGCTTAAATCACACACCTGGATTGTATGAATCACTGCTGTCTTGGCACACTGATCCCGCAGTATTCAAACACTGGGTTGGTATCAGTGTTCACAACAAAGAAGACTTGGATTTTTATATACAAGAAGCCAAAAAATTTCTTTGTGAACCTATTCAGATATTCACCAACAAACAAGAAACTGATGAAGAAAAATCAACACTTGGCGCTGATTTGGCACTCCTGGACGTGAATGGGGTCAGGGTGTGTTTTTGGATTCAAGACAATTTTTACAATGCTGCTGTTACCAAAAACAGCAACGGAGAGCTGACGTTGTTCAACAATGATCCAGAGATATCGCACAAGCACTGTGGATTTGTGCAATGGAAAAACTATCATTTTATCCGCGGCGCCTTGAACAAATGCGGACCTGCCCCGTTGTTTGCTGAGTTCGATCGTCAGCATCCATTGGCAATCAGCTCAGCTGATCGAGAACTGATCAATGCTTATCAGCCCTACACCGTAGATCAAGTGGAGCAACAGGGTGTTGATATTTTAAAAAACATTGACTCAGTATTGCCTCAGTGCAAGTTTTGCCCTGGTCCTAATGACATGAAATACCGGCAAATTCATGCTACTCTTAAAAATAAAACCATCCCCATAAATCAAATTAGAGCAAAAGAACTGCAGGAATCGCAATAAATACAGGAACCGGAGTTCCAGATGCCAGAACAGCAACAACAATCACTGCCCACACTAAAGCAAAACTTAATTGAATATGTCAAACTTCAATTGGGCGGCGACATCATTGACCTAGAACTAGATCCTTCACACTACGAAGCAGCCTATCAAAAAACCATTGGCACTTATCGCCAGCGAGCCAACAATGCCTATGAAGAAAGCTACAGTTTTATGCAGTTGGTCACAGATGTCAACATCTACGAGCTGCCCCAAGAAGTCATTAGTGTGCGCCAAATCTTCCGTAGAACTTTTGGCGATAGCTCAGGACCGTTTGCATCAAACTTTGATCCATTTGCACAAGCGTCAATCAACGTTTACCTCATGAACTTCAACGTGGCGGGCGGCCTTGCTACCTATGACTTCTACAGT